GGCCTCGAAATGAGCGAGGGGTTTTTTGATCGCTATCCGCAGTGTGCGGAGTTTGCGGAGATTTTTGACTGGCTGCGGTCGCTGGAGGTTTCGGCGGATGTGGCGGCTGAGGTGTCGAGGTCGCTGCTGTGGGCTGGGGGCCGGGCGAAACGCAAGGGGTCGAGCGGTGGGGCCGTGGAGGCAGGGAGAGCGGGTCGTCCTCGGGCGCTATCGCTTGAGCAGGTGGCGGAGATCCAAGCGGCTCACACGACTTGGGACAAAGCCCAAGGGTCTTTCACCAAGGCGATGGCTACGCGCTTTGGCGTGTCGGAGGACACGGTGCAGAGGGTGGCTAACAAATCAACACAGGAGGAGAAATGAAGCCAGCTTATCTAAAACCAAAGGAGGCCGCTGAATACTTATCAGTCTCCGTAACGACCCTCTACGCGCTGAAGGGCGAGGGGATTTTGAAATTCTACAAACTGGGCGGCTCGATCCTTCTCAAGGTGAGCGAGCTCGACGCGGCTGTTGAGAAGGGGGTCCAGGAATGAAGACGCCACGACTTTACCTTTGCGAAGGCTACGACCCGCTCTTTGGGCCGGTGCGGCACATGATCAAGGCATGCGGCTTTGGCGATGCTCGGACGCAATTTTACCGCCTGCATGGGATTCAAGCCCTGCATGTCTCGCTGGAGAGATAATTTTATGGAACACGAAACCATCGTCAGAAATATGCAGTTTGCGTGGGAGTTTTTCCGCGCTGTTGGCCCAGCCGTTGTGCTGGGAGTCGCAACCTACTGGGTCACCACATGGGGGGAGAAGGCACGATGAGCGCTTTTTATGTCACCGACACTGAGGCCCGAAAAATCGGCATGCTTGACATGTTTGGCCCATACGAGACCCGTGCGGCTGCGGAGGCTTTTATCCGCAAGGATTTTGCGGATTGGTGGGAAGACTCAGAAACACCGCTAAAAGATCGGGATGAATCTTCATGTGGGACTTATCAGATTCTCGAACTGGTGGCCGAGGTGAGGCCGGTCGGCACTGCGTCGCTCAAGGTGAAACTGGTGGAGGAGAAGAAATGAGCGTGACGCTGGGGATATCTATCGCGCTGCTGACGCTGGGTTCGTGCTTTGCGAGCTACTGCTTGGGCCGCGAGTCGATGCGCTCAGATATACGGGATTTCCATGAGCGCCGGCGGCGCTGGGAAGAATTTGACGACGAGGATTAAATTTATGAAACTGAACATAGTAACAGGAAAACTACAACGCGCCCAGCGGGTCTGCGTTTATGGGGTCGAAAGCGTGGGGAAGACTACGCTGGCGGCCAAGATGCCACAGCCGGTCTTTTTGGATGTGGAGAAGGGGACGGCGCACTTGGATGTGCCTCGCCAGGAGATCGGGACTTGGGCTGAGCTGCTGGAGGTGGTGCGGGAGCTGGCCTCGGGGAGCTATGGCTACAAGACGGTGGTGCTGGATTCTATCGATTGGGCGGAGCGCCTGTGTATCGAGGACTTGAAGGCGGAGAAGAAGATCAAGTCGCTGGAGGAGATTCCGTATGGGAAGGGCTTTACGATGGCCTCGGAGCGGATGGCTCGTTTTCTGAACGATCTGGATCGGCTTATCGATGCGGGAATCCATGTGGTGCTGATCGGTCATGCACAGGTGAAGCGGGTGGAGCCGCCTGATCAAGTGCAAGCCTACGACCGCTATGAGCTGAAGCTCATTAAGCAGACGGGGCCGCTGGTGAAGGAATGGGTGGACCACCTGTTTTTTCTCAACTTCAAGACACGCATCGTGGAGTCGGAATCTGGCAAAGCCAAGGGCCGAGGCGGCAAGGAGCGGGTGCTCTATACGACCCATACGGCGGCCTACGACGCGAAGACTCGCTCGGAGCTGGCGGATGAGTTGCCGCTGGACTATGCGAGCATCTCATCGCTCTTCGGGGCGGTGAAGGCTCCGGTGGCGGCTGCGGCTCAAGCCTATGCGGCGGCGCAACCTTTGGAGACCTACCTCGAACCTCATGAGCAGGCGGTGAATGCCTGGCTGCTGGCTAAGGGCAAGATCACCGAGGGGCAGACTTGGCGCGATATGCCGCCAGCGCTGCGGGACCAGGTATCGGCAAGGCCGGAGGATTTCCTCCAAGCGGTTGCAAAAGCTGCGTGAGCGTCGAGCGCACATGTCGCGAGACGCTTGGGGAGGATGTTGGGTTGTTCCAACTCAAAATCTCCCCCGATGGGGGCATTCAACGCCGCCTGCGTTACGAGACCTATTCGCACAGCGACATCCGCGCTTTGGGCCCCTACCTCTCGGTCTCGAGCTGCGATGAGATCAACGCCGCCTGCGACAGGTTCTTAGCCTCCCGAGGAAAAAAGACAGGAAGAGATTACGCAAAACACATCAACAAAAAGAATTATGACATCTAACATCAGACACAGCATGTTGCCGAAGCTGGCGGCTTGCCCGAAATTCACCCCGACTCCCGGCGATGCCGGTCCGGCTGCCCAGCGGGGCACGGTGATGGACGAGGCTTTTCGTTTGGGGTTGCAGGGCGACCGCACCAAGATCGACGCGCTGCCGGCGGAGGACCGCCCAGCGGTGGAGTGGGCGGTCGCCCTTATGGAGGACTACAAGCGGACGGGCACCATCGAGGCTCGGGAGGAATACTTGGCCATGCATACGCCAGGCATCGCCCATGTCGGCACGGCGGATGCGCTCTGCGAAAAGCTCGGCTGGGTGGCAGATTTGAAGACAGGGCAATTACGCGGATACATGGAACAGGTCGCAGCCTACTGCTACGCCCTGATGCATAAGAACTTTGAGCAGGACTACTGCGCCCATGTGCTCTACTGCGACCATCAGGTGGTGAAGAGCTACCGCTTCACGCTTGAGCAGGCGAAGCAGATTGTGGAACGCATTATTGCGGAGGTGAATGACCTGTCTGCAGAGCCTCGGGCGTGTGACTACTGCGGATGGTGTGCGAATCAAAATACATGCCCTGCAGTTGTGAAGCCTGTAGAGCAGGGGTTGGCGCTGGCAGCACAGCCAGTCACGAGTCTGGAAACGATCCTCGGCACCATCATGGATTCGCCTGAGCGGATGGGGGAATTTTTCGCCCAATGGAAGATGGCCGAGAAGCTGGTGGCCGAGCCGGTGGAGAAATTCATGCGTGCTCGCCTGGAGACTGGCGCCGAGATACCAGGCTGGAAGCTCACCGATGTGAAGGGCCGCGAATATGTGGACATAGAGGGCATCGCTTGGGCCGTGAAGTTGGGGAACGCTCCGCTCGGGCAAGTCATCGAGGTCATGGGCGGCAAGATGACCGGCACCAAATTCCGCGAATGGGTCTCGGCGATGCTCGGGACCAACCCGCCGGAGGGTCTCATCCGCACCGGCACCAGCAGCAAACAACTTCGCCAGGTCAAAGTCACCAAGAGCAAATAATTTCCTCGCCCGGTTGGTGTATACCGACGGCAGGGGCAAAGGGGGGCTGCGCAATCCCAAAAAACGCAGACCAATCAATACATTATGCCTACATACCAAGCAAAAAAACCAGAAGCACCTCAGAGCAGCAACAAATACCATGTCGAGCCGGGGGTTTATAAGTGTGAAGTTTTCACAGCAGAGGAGAAACGGAGCAAGAAGAAGCCGGACGGCTCGGGCGACAACCCGATGATCGAGCTGGTGCTCAAGGTCATGCTACCAGATGGCAAGACAGGGCCAGAGATCCGCGACTACCTTGTCTTCACCGCAAAAAGCGGATGGAAGATCGACGCCTTCCGTGCCTCCTCGGGCGAGGCGGTGCTCGAGGGCGATGCCGAACTCACCGCAGAATCCTGCGAAGGCCGCGAGGTCGTTGCCATGATCGGCGACAAGCCGGGGGACAAGGAAGGCATTTACTGGAACTTCATCGAATATTACCTGCACGGCGAAGAGCGTGCCGAGTTCCTCTCGGGCAAGTCGGTAGCTCGACCTGTGGCCAAACCTACGGTGAAACCTGCGGCAGTCGCTGACGGAGACGACATCCCGTTCTGATCAATGAGAGGCGTTTTGGAATTCGATCTGCCGCAGGACCAAGCGGAGATGCGTTACGCACAAGCGGGGCTCGACGCCCTGCTGGTGCTTAACGGCCTGGACCAAGAGTGCCGGAGCCGTCTCAAGCACGGCGCCGGCGCGTTTGCCGAGCTCGATGAGAGCACCATCGAGCGCATCCGCGAATGGGTGAGAGGCGAGTCGGTGCGGAGGAACCTACCGGAGTTGGAATGAGGCATGATCTGGAACCGGCCAGTCACAGAAGCGTGCAATTTCAATGCTCGCCGATGCATGTGCCTCAAGAAGAAACGCTACGACACAAAAGAAATGGCCGCCGCGAAGTTGGAGAAGCGCATGGCCTCGGAGAAAAACCCACCCGAATACCTGCGAGCCTACCACTGCATTGTCTGTAAGGGCTGGCACTTAACGAAACAGAAAAGATGAGATTATTTATAGGAATAGACCCCGGCATCAACGGCGGCATCGCGTTCATCCCAAGCACCGGAGACCCTTGGGCGCACAAGATGCCTGAAACGGACAAGGATTTGATGGAGCTCCTGCGGGATTCCATCAACATCGCCACGCCGAAAGCGCTCATCGAGCTGGTCCATTCCTCGCCGCAAATGGGTGTGAAGTCGGCGTTTACTTTTGGTGAGGGCTACGGCCGTTTGCAGATGGCACTGACGGCGCTTGGCATCCCCTACGAGCGCATCAGGCCCGCCATGTGGCAGAAGGCGATGGGCTGCCTCACCAAAGGAGACAAGAATGTCTCGAAGAGCAGGGCGCAGGAACTTTTCCCCTCCATAAAGGTCACGCATGCCATTGCGGATGCTCTCCTTATAGCCGAGCACAACCGGAGAACAGCGAAGGAATAGAAATGCAACTCGAACTCTTCGGGAAACTTCCAAACGAGGAAAGGCATCGCTATTGGCGCAGCCGTCTCAAGCAATGGCCGTGCGAAGTTTTTGAGTCGAGGCACCATCCAGACTCAAGCGGATGGGGCATGGCCGCACAAGGCGGAAAGTTTGCCGACTGGCTCTATAAGGCCGGAGCCATGACTGAAATGGAATACCTACGGTGGACGAGATTTGATCGCCGGGTGCAACGCTGGGAACAGAAAAACAATATTTAATGCAATACCCTGAGAAAGAGAGCGCCGTCGTTGGCTACCTGAGCATGTGCGGCTTTGCCGGCGTGCCCAAGTCGGCTGTGGTGGACCCAGAGGCATTCAGCAATGTGCTCAATGGGCTCTACTACGCCGCTGCGCACCGGCTCCACCACGCTGGCAAGGCTGTAGTCGGCACTACGATCCTTGAGGCCATCGAGCGGGAGCCGTATTGGCTGAAGCTCGCCGAGGCCGAGGCAAAGGCCGCCGGGATGGTCTCTTGGCAGGATGGCGTGGTGCTGGCGGATACCTCGCTGGCATTCAACCCAGCGGGCGGCGCCATCATTGCCGAATACTTGGCCGACATTTCCTCCGCCTCAAATACCCGCAAAGCGACCCGAATAGGCCGGAATCTGGCCGATGGCAGCATGCCTGTGGCTGAGGCTCTTGAAGAACTGAAACTCCTGGCGAAGCCGAAGTCGGCCATGGTGGGTGTGGAGATGCACACTTTCGAGCAGCTATGGGAATACAAGGCCGAAGACGACTCCAGCACCTTGGTGGGCAATCGCTGGCTGTGCCGTGGCGGCCAACTCCTGCTACTCGGGCAGTCGGGCATCGGCAAATCCTCCTACACCCTGCAACAAGCGATGACCTGGGCGCTGGGCATGCCGTTCTTTGGAATGAAGCCTAAGCACAAGCTCAAGTGCCTGCTCGTGCAGGCTGAGAACGATATGGGCGACATGGCCGAAGTGGTGCAAGGCGTGATGTCTTATGTCGTCGCGCAAAGTAAGATGACGCAGCGCGAGGCGGTGGATATCCTGCGGGAGAATGTCATCGTGGCTCGCGTCACAGCACAGACCGGCGAAGCATTTATCGAGGTGATCCGCGAGCTGATCGTCAAGCACGGCCCGTTCGATCTGGTCTACGGGGATCCGCTGCTGTCATTCATCGGCGACGATATTTCCCAACAGGCTGTGGCATCGCACTTCCTGCGCGAGCTATGCAACCCGCTGGCCTTCGAGCATGGCTTCGCATGGGTATGGAGTCACCACACCGGTAAACCGCAGAGCGACAGCAAGAGCCGGGCGCATTGGAACGCGAATGACTACGCCTACATCGGCCTTGGCTCATCGGAGCTAACGAACTGGGCACGCGCCATCTGTGTGCTCCAGACCACCAAGCACGAAGGAATTTTCAAGGTTCTTTTGGCAAAGCGTGGCAACCGCGCCGCTGTAGTAGACGAACACGGCCACCCGACCACGGACATCATCATCAAGCACGCTGACAAGGGACTACACTGGGAAGTCGCAGAACTCCCCGAAGAGACCCAAGAAGAGGGCAAGCCGCAGGGCAAAGCGGGGCGCACGCCAAAGATATCTGCCCTCGATGAGGCTGATATCGTGGCAAAGCACGCAGTATGGCCGCAAGGCGCTCGGGGATTCTATGCCGAAATGACGGCCAAGTATGGCGTGTCCCGCGACACTATCGAACGAATTCTCCGCCGGTCCAAGAAGGCCGAGCAATCACTCAAAGCAGCATGAAAATAAGTGCCGCAGAATTACCGCAGAATTACCGCAGAATAGAAATTATGCGGCACAGGATGACTGCCGCAAAATTAGTGCCGCATAATCCCCCCTTAAAGGGGGGGAATTATTCTGCGGCACTTAATTTTTCGGCGTCGTCATTTCCGTCCTGTAATTGCCGCAAAATAGATTTGTGCGGTAGCACACTATGAACACCCCCAAAAAACAACACGACCCATACATCGGCTGCCAAGCCTGCGGCCGCGAATGGCAAGACCACCCAGGCATCACCCACACCTGCCGACTCGCCACCGATCTGGCGACCTACCTCCGCTGGGCCCTCGATCATGTCGAGCCGCCCGAATACTCCCGCGACATCGGCGAGCAGGAAGTCTACTGGCAATCCGTCGAGGAAGCCCGCCGACTCGTCGTCGAAGCAAGCAATTGGAAAGCACGCCAACCATGAAACCCAAACGATCCGCCAAACCCGAAACGAAACACTCCATCGCAACCAAGCTGGCAGCTGAATTCCATGTCAGCGTTCAGACAGCTACCCAATGGTTCGATGCCGGTTGCCCGATGAACTACGAGGAGGCCAAGGAATGGAAGCTCCAGAGGCGCGCACAGGCCGCGATTAAGTCCGAGATGGGGTCTAAGCCTAATAAGCTCGAGAAAGCGTTAGAACAGGCCGCTGCGTGCGAAGAAACGGTCAACTGGGATGCAATGAGCAGTCAGTTTCGCCAGATGTGCGATATCGTGGCCGATTTCTACCTGATGGGCATGACGGTCTCAGCCATCAACACAAAGCTGGGAGTCAAACCCGCTGTCATCTCCCGCATCATCGCTAACCACCCAGACACTAAAGACAAGGAAGCCCAAGTTGCAGCCTCAAGCTGGAAAGATGTCCGCCGCCTGGCAGTCGATGCCCTCCGCGACAAACTCAACGACCCAACCCAAGTCAGCAAGATGAAAGCCGCCGAGCTCAACTTCGTAGCCGGAACCGCTCAAGACAAGATCCGCGACAGCGAAGGTGGAGCACAGCTCACCATCAACATCAACCAGAAGATCAATGCGTTGTCGTTTGAGGAACTCATCAACAGCATCCCCAAGAAGGCCGATGATATCGATGGCGAATTCCAGATCGAGACTCCCTCGGGAACCAGTAGCGAGGCGGAGACCCCTCCGTCAAACTTGCCGCTCAGTCTCAATAACGGACCCAAAAACAAGGGAATTACTGACGCGTCCGAGTAAGTCACTGCAAATCAACCCAAGCTCACTATCTATAAGAGGCGTTATCAGAAGTTATTAACCAATAATCGCCCGACAGGGGGGGGGAGGGGGTCGGTCCGCTGGCTCCGCAAAATTACCCCCACTCGTCCAGCTCCCGAAAAATTTTATGAAAAAACAGCAACCTAACAAGCAAGAAACAAAACAAGATCAACCGCCTATGCCTCCTGAGTGGCCGAGAATGGGCAAGGCCGCGCCTGGGAGACAACCGCAGAACCCCCGTGTGTTGAGGGTAGACCTCGACGGCGAAGTCGTGAATGTGCAGGTGCGGTCGAATACCTATTACCGGGCGAACGAGCCGGTCTTGGTGGGAGTGGACGCCGGAGGTGCGTTGGTGGCAGTGAAGCCGAAGACGAATGCGCTGTTGCATGGGGGGTATGAGGGATGACGCCAAACGAAATGCTTTCTATGATTGCGCAGCTACGGCGCGAGCGCGACGAGGCGAGGGAGGTTGCAAGTGGATTAGCAATACAAGAGGAGCGCGTAAATGAGGCTCTAAAAGAACTATCTTCGATACACCAATGGATTGATCGAAATCATCCCGATGGATTTATTGACTCTTTAACCTATTTGCAGAATTTAGAGCGAGTTACGGATAACTGGTATGATCGTTTAGACCGATTAGAAGTTGACGCTAATCGATTTGAGAGAGAGCGCGACGAGGCGCGACATAAACTTGAGCTTTGCATGGCAGCAAATAGCGATGTTGCAAGAATAGCGAAAGAGCGCAACGAGGCTTTGGATCAAGTCAAAGAGCTGATCTATATCGCAGAACGCGCTATTGCGTTGGCTGAAATAGATTTTGAGAACGACAAGTTTGGAGTCGTCTCTGAGCTTCGGAATGGTATGGAGCGACTCAAGGAGGGCGCGAAATGATAAACTCAAGAGCCAAAGGAGCTAGAGCAGAACGCCAGTGGAGGGACGAACTCCGCGCCCAAGGGTTCAACGCTAAACGAGGACAGCAATTCGCGGGTGGTCAAGACTCGCCAGATGTCATCTGCGAGGAACTGAAAGGTAAACTCCACTTTGAGGTTAAGCACGTTCAGAACTTGAATTTAGATAAGGCTTGTGAGCAGGCCGAGCGAGATGCTAATGGCATTGCGTGGGCCGTGGCTTCAAAGAAAAATAATAAACCTTGGAAAGTCACGATGTCATCAGATACATTTTTTAAACTTCTCCGAGATGGAAGTGACGGACTATGAAAAGCGAATTTACAATAACAATTGACGACACATATTGTGAATATCAATATGTTTTGAATCTTCCAGATCATATTGCAATTTACGATATTATTGACATAGTTTGCGATAGATTGAACATCGAAACACCAGAAGGAAAATTTATGAAAAAACCAACAACAAAAGCAGGTAAGGCCGCGAAAGTGGCAAAAACAATGCGTGAATACAAGGCTGGCAAACTGAAAGCTGGTATTGACCCAAAAGGCCCGAAGAAAGCACCTATGGCTAAGAGCCGTAAACAAGCAGTAGCTATCGCAATGAGCCAAGCAGGAATGAAAAAAAAGAAATGAACTGTGTAGTTTGCGAAAAAGAATTAGGAAACGAACCTTTCGAGCAAGACGGAGCAAAGTTTAAAATTCACAAACATTGTGTAAACGAAGAAATAAAAGGATGGATAGATGAACTTTT